GTAGAAGGCATACAGGAACAGAACAGGGCATTGCGTAAGGACAACAATCGACTGGCATCTGCTGTAGGCCGACTGACCAAAAAGATAGAGAAGCTCACAGGCAAGGTAGATAAAAAGGCGGCAAAAGGTGCAAAACAGAATAGTGACACGGCTGAACCCGACAATAGAGCTGATGACGCCGCTGGGTCTGGCGGATGCGGAGTTCATGATTGAGTGCGGTGACGAGGCCCATGTCCAATGGATGTGCTGGATCCGCAAGACAGGGGAATGCTGGACCTTCGTTAACCCAGAAGTAAGGAAATCCTTGAATATGACTATGATGCGGGATACAATTTCCCCGTTCAGTGAATCAATACTCAATCGATATAAGGGGTTTAATAAATGACGGATATGCCAGAGTTCGTAAATGAACAAAGGGCGAAGGTCATCTTCGAGATCTGCAAGGGCGAGTGCTCGGTAGTATCAATGGAGACCTGCCGCATGATCGCTCGGCTGTGGGCGCAGTCTGATGACTACCGCAACGGCATCATGCTTGATATTTTGGGAGATCGCCATGAACCAGCATCTTGATCTGGAACTGGTGGAGTTCATCCGCAGCCTTGAGACGCACATCAAGGACAGTCACCTTGCCAAGGTGATGCGGGCCTGCTCTCGAACACTGGAGCGGCAACACACCGAATTGACACACTTGTACAGAGAGAACGACCAGTTGCGTGAGAAGTTGGCCAATGCACAGCAGGGCCTGATTGATGCAAGGGATGCTATCCTGAGACTGAGGGGGGAATGATGGACATTGTTAAACGGTTGCGGCGTTGGTCGCCTGAAGAAAGTACACATGAATTGCATGAAGAAGCCGCCACCGAGATTGAACGGTTACGGGAAGCGTTGGGCTATTACGTTTGCGATTGCAAACTTGATGTCGAGGCTAATTGCGAAGTTGGAAATTGGATAAGTCCGGCGTGTGGATACCGCGCCCGTAAAGCACTGGGGGAGAAAGAGTGATGCCAAGGATAGAGTTGACCGATCTGGAACGGAAGAAGCTGGCAGATGCCGGGCGTGGTTTCATGGCCAAGCACCGATCGGCACAAGAGATAGAGATCGCAGAGTTGAAGAACGCACTGGCCATGGCCCGTCAGAAAAAAACCCTGCGGGATGAGTTTGCAATGGCGGTTTTGCCGGGGGTTGCAAGATATAGGGCAGAGGATACGGCACGAATAGCGTATCAAATTGCCGATGCCATGATGCAGGAGCGCATGAAATGAAAAGGCGCGTCAGGACAGGCGAGCCCAACAAGACCAAGTGGTCGCCGCATATTGACCGCATGGTCTCCATGGCAAAGCGTGGGATGTCCTACACGGAGATCGGTAAAGCCTTTGGCGCACCGGCTAGCACCATCCGCAATGCCCTAAGTAGGCGCGGCAAGTACGTTAAGCGCAAGGATGTGGGCCAATCGTATTGGAGGCCTATCAAAACCGCTCCAAAGGATGGGCGCACCATCATCGTCTATGAGCCGGGACTGTATCAAACTGCGGCATGGACGGATGGCATATGGACTAATGCTGCTGATAGTTGGTTGGGTGACGTAACGCACTGGATGCCGTTGCCAAAACCGCCTAAAGAATAACGAGCTCGTTACTTACACAAGGGGGATACCATGAAGAAGAGTAAGGCCGAGGCCGAGCGGGATCTGCTGGCAAAGAACCACAAGCGACTGAACAAAGAGATCTCAATCCTGTTAGATGAGAACAAGGATCTGCGAAACAGACTGCACACCTCCATGGAGAGGGCTAGCGTATTGCAGGACAGGCTTGATGACCGCGAGTCAGAGGACAGGCGATACTTTGCCACTGCCGCACTGCATACCCTGATGCTGAACGCAGAGGCCTACAAGGCCCCTGACCAGATCGCCGGGCAGGCATGGTCACTTGCTGATGCGATGATGAGGGCTAAGTGATGGACATTGTCGATACGCTGCGCGAACGGTATCGCCTTGACCCAACAGTGCAACAGGCCGCTGACGAGATTGAACAAGCGCGTCAAAAACACAAAGATATGGTTTCCAAATTGAAATGGGTGGTCAATGAATACAATGGTTTGCTTGAAGAGCATAATCAACTCCTTGCCAAAGCACTAAAGGAGAAAGAGTGATGATTATTCGCACAAGCATTGCGGCACTATTAGTCTTGATGCTAGGGGGGTGCGCTGTGGTGGTTAAGCAAGGCGGCACACCACCGGTAGATCCGCTGACACGCAAACATTACTGAGAGGCTACAATGAGACAGTTTGGTATCCACCCTGATGATGTACGGCCAATAGTGCACATCGTCATCATGTACGCGATCGTGGTTGCAATTTGCTTTTTGGTGGTCGTGTGAACAGCGACCCCATCTATTTCCTAAACAACTACGGTCAGTGCCGGCTCGACAAGTGCATGTGCATTGACCGTGATAACCCACGCTTTCAAGGCGCATGGGGAGGGCTGGCGTGTCCAGACTGGGTTGCAAACGGTTCGCAAGACCTCCATTCTATGATAGAGAGGGCAAAATTAACGTATATGGCGAACAAAAATGGTGAACGCACCCGTAATACTCAAGGGACTTGACGGTGTCAGGTACGATGCCGACAAGAGCCTAATTGATATTGACAGGCAGGACTGCGAGGATTCGCTGTATGCGTTTCTGGCGGGGGCTTGGAAAACCATTGACCCATCGCCATTTACAGAGGGCTGGCCCATTGAGGCGATCGCAGAGCATCTACAGGCCGTGGTCGATGGTGACCTAAAGCGTTTGATCATCAACATACCGCCTCGTATGGGTAAGTCATCCATCACCTCGGTGGCATTCCCTGCGTGGACATGGGCGCAGTCAATTAAGAGCGCAACGTCTGGCCCCGGCGTTCAGTTCCTGCATGCATCATACGCACAAAGCCTATCACTGCGTGATTCGGTAAAGTGTCGCCGACTAATCACCAGCCCATGGTATCAGGAGCGGTGGGGCGATCGGTATGCGCTAACAGGGGATCAGAATGCTAAAACGAGGTTCGACAATAATAAGGGTGGATCTCGCCTTTCTACATCGGTTGGGTCCGCGCTTACGGGCGAAGGTGGTTCGATCATTGTTGTGGATGACCCAAACGCCGCACAAGAGGCTTTCAGTGAGGCTACAATCGAAAGCACCATCGAGTGGTGGGACAACGCGCTCTCGACGCGACTCAACGACCCTAAGACTGGAGCGTTTGTTGTTATCCAACAGAGACTTTCGGAGGAAGACCTCACGGGGCACATACTGTCCAAGGATGTAGGGGACTGGTGTCACCTGATGCTGCCGATGCGGTTTGAAAAGGACCGATCCTTTGTCAACACCTATGGATGGGAGGATCCTCGGCAGGAGGAGGGCGAGCTGCTCTGGCCAGAGCGCATGGGTGAGAAGGAAGTCGGCCTACTGGAACGGCAACTGGGTCCGTGGGGAACGGCAGGACAGTTACAGCAGAGGCCTGAACCAAAGGGCGGCGGTATCATCAAGCGCGACTGGTGGACGCTCTGGGACCAGCAGAACTTCCCACCCGTAGAGTATCTGGTGGCCAGCCTTGATACTGCATTCACCACGAAGACCGAGAACGACTACAGCGCGATGACTGTGTGGGGCATCTTCACCGGCGGGAACCAGAAGGCAATGGCAACCCGCGTGACCGGGCGTGATGGTCTGATCAACTTTGTGGAGGATCGGCAGTACTCCGAGGAGCACCCACGGGTGATCCTAATGCATGCATGGCAGGAGAGGCTAGAGCTGCACGATCTGGTCACCAAGGTTGCAGAGACCATGAAGACCTACAAGGTGGACAAACTGCTGGTTGAGAACAAGGCATCTGGCCCTAGCGTGATTCAGGAGTTGAGGCGCATCTACAACCACCTGCCGTTTGTGGTTGAGCCGATCGACCTGTACCGCACTCACGCACACATCGGGATTGATAAGATCTCGCGGGCGCATGCTGTGGTGCCGCTGTTTACCAGTGGGCTGGTGTACGCCCCCGATCGGTCGTGGGCCGACATGGTCATCACGCAGTGCTCAACCTTTCCAAAGGCAAAGCATGACGATCTAGTTGATACAGTAACGATGGCCCTACAGTATCTGCGCCGCACGGGCATGATCATCCGAGGCGAAGAGTGGACCGCTGATGTCGAAAGCGATATGTTGCATGTAGGGGCTGCACCTGATGCCCTTTATCCAAGTTAAAGGTGTTATATGTGCGTCACATTAAAAAGAGAGAACGATCTACCGAAAACGCCACGACAGGGGGGTACTACTATGGAAATTAAGGCCACAGTCAGAGTTTGGGAGCTTGACTGCAAACCTTGCGGCGAGCTTGAGCTGCAGGTTACCAATCACCCTGATCGGCGTGATTATGTGATTATTGAAAGGTTTAATGAAAGATTGACGGTGTCTGCGTCTGATCTAGAGCGGGCAATGCAAGCGGCTCGATTGGCGCACAAGATATGAAAAAGGGGGCCGAAGCCCCCTTCCAATTAGGCGAGTTCTTCTTCGTTCCACTCGTCGTCTTCGTCTTCGTCTTCTTCTTCGTCCTCAAAAGGATCATCAGTGGAAGAAAGAAGCTCGTCAACGGCACGATCAACGTAGTACAAACGCTCGAAAACGTCGAGGTTCATAAAGTTTGCGTCATAAGAGACGGTCACGAAATTTGTGTCGGCTTCTGCATCATGGTTGAGCAGAAGGGTTCCAATTACGATTGCAGTCATGGCATAACTCCATCAGGGGTTGGTTGTAACGGGTATTTTGTATTATCCGTGTGTGACCGTTAGAAGACATACTCACCGCGAAACACAGGCCTTCCGCGAATCATCTCTGCCAATTCAGGCGGCATCATGTTGCCATCCTCGTCAAACGACAGCAGAACGAAACCCGGCATGGCGCGGCTGACAACGCCCTCGGTGTATTCGAAAGCGGGTGAGTTGGGATCGCCTAGCATGCCGGTCTCAATTCCGTAATGGGATCCGCGCCTGTTTCTGACGGCTGTTACCTGTAACTGATGGGTGTGGTTGGTCACGATGTTAATGCCCGAATGAAGCGCATTGTTCCATGCGGTGTGAATGCCGCCTCTAAAGCGGTGGCGAATTTCAACTTCATTGATGACGGTTGCCCACGCAAAGTTCCATTGAGGAAACCTGTCTGTAAGGGATCCGACATACTCGTCTAACTCACCTGCATTATTGGCAAGGTAGTTGTCGAAGCGGATGTCATGGTTTCCCATGGTCCATATTTGCTCTGAGGCGGTCGGTAGCATTTTAATGCACCTCTTTACCATCTCAAGCTCTTCCCCCACTGTAGGGGCCTGAGAACCCAGATAACGCCCATGCCGTGATACGCGGGCACCATCAAGTATGTCGCCATTCAGAACAATGGCATCTGGTCTGATCTTTTTGGCAATTTTGGCAAACGCCTTCCACATCAGGGGCGGCTCACCGGGCCAGAGATGGGCGTCACCACCAACCAAGACTTTCCGTATTGGTTTTTCAGGCATGTATACCTGCGGCACGGCCCACTTTTTGGGCATAACAACATCCCTGACCTTTGCGTCATGGGCGTTTTTGGGCCGTCCGTTTTTTAGGTCTATATAATCGGGGAACCTCTGAGCAGCGACCAGCAGTTGCGATTGGAGTGTTGCTCTGTTGATCTGTAGAGCTCTAGCAGTGGCAGAAGCATTTTTTGTGGAATTAAAAATTTGTATTAGGTTCAACAGATACTCTTCTGAATGTGCCATGGTTTTGTCCCTTAGCCGCACAAAAACAAACATTACTTAGGAATGTAATGTGTCGTGCCAATGACAAGTTTCCTAACATATTGTTGTTGCGAAATAAATATATCGCGTATAAGAGGCGCATCCTTCCGTCACATCCAGTTATCTGATATCGTCATAGAAAGTGAGGTTTACCATGGTATATGCTAACGCTACTGTTGACACGATCACGCCATCTACGCCGAAGAATGTCGGTGTTTTTGCCGTTCATGTATGGGGTTTGCCACCTTATGAGCAGACCCGCGACTATGAAATCTCAGCAAAATCTGATACGATTGCTGCACAAGAAGGCATCCGGCGGTTCGTTGCCGAGATGGAAGCACCGACAAAGGGTTAACCCATGGCCGTAGTACCGGGTCTATCGTCAATGATCCGTTTGGATCAGCCTGAGCATGAAGAGCACATTGATGCTGGTGACGTCGATGTGAGCATTGACGAGGGTAGCCCTAACCAGAAAATTGATGACAAGGGCAAGATCCTTGAGATTGAGCACCCAGACGGTTCAATCACCATTTCTCTGGATGGGAAAGGCATTGAAGAGGACGGCCCCTCTGAGGCGCAGCATGCCAAGAAGTGGTTCCGCAACCTTGTTGATGACATTGATGACGGCACCCTGACGATGATCTCGGAAGAGCTCATGCGCGGCATCCGTGACGATCTGTCTAGCCGGCAGGAGTGGGTTGAAGAGCGGGCGCAGGGCATCAAGTTGCTGGGCCTAAAGATTGAGATCCCCGGCCTTACTGGCACGGCTGACGGTGCGCCTGTCGAGGGCATGAGCAAGGTGCGGCACCCATTGCTGCTTGAGGCCTGCCTGCGCTTTCAGGCCAACTCCCGCAGTGAGTTGTTGCCTACCGATGGGCCTGTGAAGATCCGCAATGATTCCAATAAGGCGGTGTTAGATCAGGACGAGCTGGCCAACGCCTTGGAAAAAGACCTGAACCATTACCTGACCAGCACGGCATCGGAGTACTATCCTGACACCGATCGCATGTTGCTGATGCTGGGGTTTGGTGGAACCGCGTTTAAGAAGGTTTACTACTGCCCGCTCCGTAATCGGCCTGTGTCTGAGAGCGTTGATGCCGATGATTTGATTGTCAACAATGCCGCCACAGACCTGCGTAATGCTCGCCGCGTGACGCATCGCGTCAGAATGCGCCCATCAACGGTCAAACGGTTGCAGATCCTCGGTGTTTACCGCGATATTGAGCTGTCTACGCCCAAAGATGCTGACCTTGATGCTACCCAACGCATGAAAAAAGAGGTCGAAGGTATTACACTTTCGTCTATGAACCCTGACGATCGTGATCGGGAGATCTATGAGTGCTACTGCGAGCTGGATATCCCCGGCTTTGAGCATAAATACAAGGGCAAAGAGAGCGGTTTAGAGATTCCATACCGTGTGACGCTGGATGTAACCACCAAAGAAATCCTGTCGATCGTCCGAAACTACGATGAAGACGATGCAGAGTTGCCAGAATCCCGACAGAACTTTGTAAAATACACTTTTGTGCCCGGCATGGGGTTCTACGACATCGGTTTGCTGCACATTTTGGGCAATACAACCAATGCGGTCACTGCCGCATGGCGTGAAATGCTCGATGCAGGCATGTTTGCCTACTTCCCCGGCTTCCTGATGGCAGATACGGGTGCAAGGCAGAACACAAATATCTTCCGAGTGCCTCCGGGCGGCGGTGCGCTGGTTAAAACAGGCGGCATGCCTATCAACCAAGCAATTATGCCCCTGCCGTACAAGGAGGCCGGTGCTGGTTTGATGACGCTGGTGCAGAATATTGCTGAGACTGGCATGCGTGTCGGTGGAACCAGCGAAATGCAGGTTGGTGAGGGCAAAACTGACGCTCCAGTCGGCACAACGCTGGCCATGATTGAGCAGGCGACCAAGATTATGAACGCGGTGCATAAGCGCATGCATTCGGCGCAGTGCGAGGAGTTTGCACTTCTGGTACGGACCTTCCGTGAGAACCCAGAGGCGTTCTGGCAGAAGAAAAACAAGCCGTCCTACCCATGGTCAGAGCAGACTTTCATCAAGGCGCTGAATGATTGCGAGCTGGTGCCACAGGCAGATCCTAACACAGCATCTCACACACAGCGTCTGATGAAGATCGTGGCCCTGAAGCAGTTGCAGGCGTCAAATCCGGGCATGTATGACCCGATTGCAATTGATACGGCGGCCCTGAAGGCCATGGGCTGGTCTAACCCAGAGCAGTTCCTGTTGCCACCTGACGCCCAGAAGGCACCTCCACCAGAGCTGTTGCAGGCACAGGCGAAGATCAAGGCAGAGGACGCTAAGTCACAGGCCGCGTTGCAGAAGGCGCAGGCCGACATGATGCGGGCCCAGAACGAGACGCAAAAAATGATGCTTGATTCCCAGATGGGAGCGCAGCAGATGCAGATCGAAGTGGCCAATGCCCATACCAAGATGGCGGACGGCGAAGAGAAGTCCAAGGCCGACATGATGCGGGCGCATGCTGATGCCGCTAGGGCCGCAAACGAGATCGAATACTCCCAGAAGGAGTTTGCCTCGAAGGCCGCTGATCGTGCAAGCCGTGAGCGGATCCAGTTGGTTGATCTTGCTCAGAACTTGGCAGTTCACCCGCTCTCTGCTGGGTTGGTTAGCCCGCTGATGCAACCCGCCTTAGAAGAGGTCGAGAAGCAGGAGCAGTTGGGCCGCGCTGGTATCATTCCACCCGAACATAGAGAATAACCATGCCTGAGTTCACAGTTCCTCAACTGCTGGCACTTGCTAAGGACGCTCTGTCTAACCGCCCTAAAATGTACAAGAAGGGCGGCACAGTGGCGCATAAAGGCGTGAGCATTACACATGCCGAGCTGTCACCACAGGCCCTTCACGGCGGTGCTGTGTTCCACCCAGAGCACTATGCCCCCGGTGGCGAGGTTGATGATATGCCGCCTGAGCAGATGCCAGAAGCCGCCCCTGCGCCTACTGCCTCGGCTCGCAAGCAACCATATCAATTCAATACGCCAGACGATCAAGCTCAACGTGTAATGGACAACCACCGTGGCACCGGTTTGGAGTTTCCTGAAGAAAATGGTCTTGCCCGCGTTAATGCAAAATTAAAACGCGAACGAGCAACCCAATCAGGCAAACAAGTTGCTGGCAACCCAGCAAACCCCCGCACTGTTATCAAGGCACCCAAAGGCAAAGATCTGCCTGATTTTGTGGCCGGTGATATCAATTATGATGATTGGACCAAGCGGCACGAGAAGATCTTGACCCCCGATGAGGCGCATGATGCATCTCAGTGGTATGCTCGGATCTTTGATACATTTAAGCAGTACTATCCAAAGGACGATGATGCTCGGCAGAATATGCGGGCATGGTTGGTCGCCCAGCAGAACATCTCTCCAGCAGGCGCAATGAACAATGTGCTGATGCAGCAAGAGCAGATTAACCGCAATGTGCCAAAAGAACTTTGGAAGGCAGGTGGCATGCCTAACCCAACAGAGGCCGCTCGTGCTGTGTTGCAGAACCAACCAATTACAGGCGGCGTTGGCCAAAAGATTGCGGATTTTGTTGATTCGGCTGAACAAAAAAACGTCAGGTCTTGGATGGCAAACCACCCAGACGGCGAGGCACCGTTTGTAGTTGATGTGCATACAGCTCGTGACACAGGCATGGTTGATCAAGAACTAATCAATCACCTGAAGCGGCTAGGATACGACCACAAAGCATTGGATAGCCTAAAGATTGATTTGACGGGTACGCCAACAGAGGCTGCCTATGAAAACAGAGGTGCGTGG